ATAGGACAATGAAGGTATTTGTATTTTCTCGGCAGATCACAAAAAGATATATGCCAACACCCATTTCATCCAATATGTAAACACTATTTTAGACGAACCTACCTTTGATGTAGATCATATTTTCCAGGCACCTGAATTCAAAGAAGCCGAATTTTTTCTGCAAAAGAACACACCGGTCAATCCTCAGGCCAAATCGATTCCGATCTGGCAAGGAAAAATTGCCAAAAACGGGAAACATTTCGCTGTGAGATTACTTATTTTCTACGACAACAGTTACGAAATCACGTTGAACAACGTCACCTCGGCAGAAAAAAACAGGCTGCTGAAACAAGAGATGACCAATAATATCGCACACGAATTAAAAACTCCGGTCAGCAGTATCCGCGGTTACATCGAAACTATTCTCGAACAGGAACACCTGGAACCTGTCAAGCAGAAATTTTTCCTGGAGAGGGCTTATATTCAAATTCTTCGCTTATCCGAATTAATTCGCGACGTGGCTTTGATCACCAAAACCGAAGAAGCCTCCGACCTATTCGAGAAAGAAACGATCAATATCCGAACGACCATCGACGAAGTGACCACCGACCTGGAAGTATCCTTACAACACAATCACATCGTCGTTCACAATCATATCGGCCCGAAAGTTGAAATCGAAGGTAACCATACCCTACTTTATTCCATTTTCAGGAACCTGATCGACAATGCGATCAACTATGCCGGAGAAAATATCACGATCGGTATCGACAATTATATGGAAGACAGCGAATTTTACTATTTTTCATTCTACGATACCGGCCGGGGAATCGAAGAAGAACACCTGGAACGTATTTTCGACCGTTTCTACCGGGTGAATCAAGGCAGAAGCCGGAAAACGGGCGGATCGGGTCTGGGCCTCTCCATCGTAAAAAATGCCGTATTGTTTCACAAAGGCCAAATCACGGCTAAGAACCGGAAAGACGGTGGATTAGAGTTCATTTTTTCTTTGAGTTGTTTACTGACTACAAGTTTTACTGTTCGTCTTGCCGGAATGATTACCGTTGTTCTCTTGTAGATATTACGGGCTTTCCTTTCTTTTGTGATATAAGTCTTGATAGTGCCAAAACCACGTATATAGACACTTTCACCTTTACAAAGTGCTTTCTCAATAGCATCAAAAGCACAATCTACGGCTTGAATAGCCTGTGAGCGACTAATAGTCGTATTGTTGATAACATGTTCAACGATCTCAATTTTTCTCATTGTTTTTATTTTTATTAAAATGATAGATCACTATTGTTTGGTCTACAATTCTCAGTTTTGTATTGAGTATTTTCAACTGATTTTTTCATTATGATTCTTGATTTAAATCCGCAGATAGAAGTAGGACGATGGCTGCAATGGCAAAACTCATTCCTAAAATGGCATACGTATATGCTTTAGAGGATTTGGATTCTAAAGCAAAATGAAAGTTAACAGCAAAAATGATGATATTCAAAACAATAAATATTATATCAAAATAGATTCTCATATTACTTCTTTATTTACTGGTTACTATTATTTTTCCTCATAATCACAAATGCTAATAGGGATTCTTGTTAAATGTTAACGAAAGCCCATTTGTAGCGGCTGTTATTTCTATCTCTGGATATAATCTTTCTATTCCATGGATAAACTCCGTAGCATTGCTGTTATTGTCGGACAGATGCAGGAGTAGAATGTTGCATACTTGAGACAGGTCATTGGCTTGCAATGTGAGGAGACAGTTATCATAGGACATGTGCGACTTAATGGTGCGTTCGTAGCGTTTCTTGTCAATGCGCCCGGCAGTGAAATTTGCATCAAGAATTTCCTTGCTATAATTGCACTCCAACATTACATTGTTAAGACCGGGAAATTTGTATTTTAGGAAATAGGTGTCTGTGGCAAACAGCACTGTTCCGCACTCTTCATGACGGATGAGGTATCCGTAAGGTTCCGCAGCATCATGTTGTACAGGGAACGGTATCACTCTAAATCCATTTATCACAACTTGTTCGAATGGCAACAGCCCTTTTGCCCAATAGCTGGAAGAGAAACCAAGCGCATGTTTTGTGCCTTGACTCATATAGCAAGGTATGCAGGCGTTTATAAAATCGCCCACACATTTGGCATGGTCGCCATGCTCATGGCTGACGATACAACCAACAATGCTGTTTAGATTGAAGTCAAGAACTTTTTTTACTTTGTTGAACTTAACTCCGGCTTCCACTGCAAGTACCTCACCAGTCTTTTCAGACTGGAAGAGGTAACAGTTGCCTGATGATGAAGAACCTAACACATGAAGTTTCATTTCAAATAGGATTAATAGCCCGGTCCATCATCCTCGGTTGAGGCTTGGTTTTCGGTACTTGTTTCACCTTGGGGCTCTTTAATTTCTCCTGTTTCAGGGTCAACACCTGCCGGAACTTCGTTGGAAACCGGAGCTACTGCATCATCAAAACTGATAGTGCCTTTGTTGGCTTGCGTGGAAATTTCTTTCGCAACCTGTTCTGTAACATCGACATAATCGGCGTCCTCTACATTTTCTTCAACGGTACGCATACCCATTGACAGTTCCGGTGAGTATGTAGAGCACCAGAACGAGGCGGCACGGTAACGTAACATCTGTTCGGGCATAGTACGCCACTTGCTGCCGTTTTTGCTATACCAACCCTCATCAATCGCCATTTGTATGGTAACGGCTGTACCACGTAAGGCAAGTGGTGATTTTGATGTAACCGGTTTTCCGTTCTCATCATGCGTAACACCTTTAGGAGTAGTCCATGCCACACACTTGACATTTGCCACACCGTTATTGCAAACTCCATTTGATGTCAATTCAAACTTCAGTGGTTCAAAGCGTCCACAAGTATTGATAGTGGCAATTAGGAACTTGGACGACCAAGATGGGCGACCATATACAATGTACAAGTTCTGCATTACCATAAGAGGGGATGCGCCAATGCGTGTGGCCACATCGAATGCGATTACGCAGTTGGCTACTGCTTCGGCTTCAGAGACCGTTTTTTTAGGTCCTTCTCCGGTCTTCCCGCCAACAACACCGCCAATGCGGTAACTTTCGGGTACAAGACTGGAATTGGCAAACATGGTGGAGAAACGGTTGAGCGTTTCAATGGTTGTCGGGTCAAAGAAGTTGATGCCAACAGGAACGTTACTTTGATGTGTAACCGGTGTGATTTGTCTTTCGTTCATAATTCTAATAATTAAAGATTTAACTATTTATTTTACTGTTAGTTGACTGTCTGTTGTAACCTGCAAGAATATCATTTGTGCGTTGGAAGCAATGAATGTATTCACGCTTTCGGCACGGTCAATGAACATTGGAGCATAGACTTCGTAATGCCTTGCCAATGTGTTGGTGATGTCAATACCTGCGTTCACTTGCTTTGCTGTATTGCACGTACCATAGGACACACCATCAATTATAGGGATACATACTTCGTATTCGTTTCCGTCAAGAGTGGTATCGAAAAGTTTCCAGTGTACCATGCCAAACAGCGAGTTCAAACGGCTCTCACAATCATCAATGCGAGCTTTGGCAAACTTAGCAGCTATATATTCACGTTTCTCTATGTCGGCTATCTTCTGTGCGAGTTCACGACCTTCCTTTTCAAGACGCTCTATTTCTTTATCATAGTTGGCGATAATGGTACGGTTGTTTAGTTGGATTTCCAAGTTCTTAATAGCAGATTTCACCAACTCGGCACGTTCGGACAGTTCGGTATCTGTCTGAGTATATGTGATATTTGCTATTTCTTTTTCTATCTCATCCAAACGTTTTAGGTTTGCTGCATACGCAGGCAGCTCGTTTTCGTTGATGGCGGACGGTGCTGCTTTCGGGGTGGATTTCAGACGATCATACAGCCCTGCAATACATTCGTCAATGGCAGTAATCTTTTTGGAATGCTCTACAAGTTCTTCATTACGCCTGTTTAATTCCTCTCGGTATGATTCGACTTGTGTCGACAGGGATTTTCCACGTGATTGATTCTCTTTGAGCCTGTTTTGTTTATATTCTTCAAACTTTTGGAGAACGTCTTGTATCATATTGTCGGGTAAAGGCTGGCCGCAATGAGGACAGATATTATCACCGGTGTACTGTGTGGCACGAATGGATGCCCATTCGGAACGTAATTCTTCAAGTCTGCTTGTTGTTCTAGTTATTTCTTCGTTCAAATACTTGATGCGTTCTTTTGCACGGGTAATGTCTATATTGCAATCCGATCGTTCGGAATGAATATTCTTCAACTCTTTCTCGATTTCATTACGTGTTTCGTTCTGCTTATCGGCTTCCTCCTGACGACTTCTCCTTTCTGCGGCAAGAATATCCTTCTGTTGCTGTTCGATTTGCCGTTTTTCACGGTTCAGCGCAGCTTTTTTATCGATGGCAGATTGCTTGCGAGCATCTTCAGAATGCAGAAGTTCGTTTATTTCTTCCAGCTCTTTCTTTTTGTCGGTGAGCATTTCTTCCAATGAGTTCCAATCCTCGGCTTCTGGTTTCATCTTGTCCGTTTGGTCGATACGTGGCTTGATTTCATCCGCTTGCATTTTTAGACGTTTTTTCTCTGCGGCAATCTGCCGACGATAATCCGCCAATGATTTGCCACTCAACATGTCTACGAGAGCGGTAAATTCTGCATTTCCCTGCGCCAATTCGTTGTCTGTTTTGGCTCCGGCAATGGACATTAACACTTCACGTTGAACATCTTGTTTTAACGATAGGAAATACTCGGTATTGGTTAGCATCTTGAAAAGGTTCTCATCAATGATTTCGGCATTTATACGTTCCTTATACTCATTGACACGAACAGGTACGCCGTCCCATGTGCATTCGGTGACATTCCCCTTGAACACTTCCTCTACTTGTCCACGAGGTTTGACCCATTGCTCCTTATACTCTCGTTTGATGGTAATTTCCGTTCCATCAACGACTAATGTTCCCTCTACGGAGCAT